GTTGTCTAATGTTCGTCTTAACACTGGAAAACCATCCCGATGGCGTATACTCTGTATTTGACGAAGCAGAGGATAGGGTCATCCCTATCTTCATTGAAGGCGACGATGCTGAAAGATATCTAATGATGATGGAAATTGATGAAGATTATCCACCAATGCAGGTTGTGGAAATGGAAGATCATGTTATAATTGGAGCATGTCAAGACCGTGGTCAAAAGTTTTCCATTATCACACCTGACGATTTCTTAATACCCCCTGATGATCCTGAAGAATGATTATATTTGAGAAGATCCGTTGGAAGAATTTTCTATCCACGGGCAATGTGTTTAGTGAAATTGATCTAGAAGAAGGCAGAACAAATCTAATCGTTGGTAATAACGGAGCAGGTAAGAGCACCATCTTGGATGCCCTTACCTTTTCTCTGTTTGGCAAACCATTTCGTAAAATCAGTAAAGGATCATTGATCAATAGTATTAATGAAAAGGATTGCTTGGTTGAGATTGAGTTTCGTATTGGCAAACTAGAGTACAAAGTTATTCGTGGAATCAAACCTAACAAGTTTGAGATCTATTGTAATGGACAAATCTGGAACCAGGAGAGCACTGTTGTAGAACAGCAGAAGAATTTTGAGCAGAACGTGCTCAAGATGAATTACAAATCATTTACACAGATTGTTGTGTTGGGATCCTCCACGTTTATCCCATTCATGAAACTTCCTGGTGGTCAACGTCGTGATATCATCGAAGACATCTTGGACATCCAAGTGTTCTCTACGATGAATGTTCTACTCAAAGATAAGATGCGAGAGAACAATGAGGAAGTTCGTGACATTGATTATCAACTTGATCTTCTAAAAGACAAGATTGAGTTGCAGAAACAAAACATGCTCACGCTTGAGAAGAGAACTCAAGAAGAGATTGATCGCAAAGAAGAAAAGATTTTTGCATATAAAAAAACTGAGTTACAGGGTGCAGAAGAAGTTACGGTTTTAACACAACAAATCGGAAAACTTAATGAAGAAATGCAAGAGTATCAGAAATCAAATGAGAAATTGCAAAAGTTGAACACATACTTGATCAAGTTGACACATAAGTTGAACACATGTAAGAAGGAGCATGAGTTCTTTGAGAACAATCATGTGTGTCCAACATGCACACAAGAACTATCAGAAGAATTTCGTAATGAAAAGTTACAATTAGGTCAATCTAAGGTCGATGAGATGAACGTAGGTTACGATGATCTACAAAAAGCAATCTCTGATGAGCAAGAACGGTTTAATAAGTTCACTGAGTTGTCTACAGAAGTCAACAACATTAACACCACAATTTCTCAGACCAACTTCCAGTTGATGTCTATCCGTAAACAGGTAGAGTCATTGGAAGATGAGATCAAGGAACTGCAAGGTGATAACGTTGATAAGAAAGCAGAGTACAATAAACTGCAAACTCTTGTAAACAGCAAGAAGGATTTGAGTAAGCAACATGCTACGCTAAAGTCTGATCGTGACGTTCTGACAACAGCAGGTCAACTCCTCAAAGACAATGGTATCAAGACCAGGATCATTAAGACCTATCTTCCTACCATGAATAAGTTGATTAACGATTTCTTACAAAGGATGGAGTTCTATGTCAATTTCACCCTGGATGAGAACTTTGAGGAGCAGATCAAATCTAGATACCGTGATGTGTTTTCCTATGACAGTTTTAGTGAAGGAGAGAAAGCTCGTATTGATATCGCTCTTCTGCTTACTTGGCGTTCTATCGCTAAGCTTAAGAATTCTGTGGATACTAACCTATTGATCTTGGATGAGATCTTTGATGGATCACTTGACCAATCTGGAACATCTGATCTAGGATGGATCCTTCGTAACTTTGACGATAGCACCAAGGTGTTTGTTATCAGTCATAAGCAAGGTCTAGACGATAAGTTTGACAGAACCATCTCCGTGGAGAAGGTCAAGAACTATTCGGTCATCAGTGAGACAGTTAACGAAGTGACACATGGACTGGTTGGCTAAGTAGATTCTTTGTTATGATGTATACATCAGACACAAAGACACATGTCAAACAAAGAAATCAAAGGAAACCTTGCTCGCCTTCTCGCTACTGAGAACCTTGTCGTAGAGCACAGAAATTGTTCTACTGCTTCCTTTGATGTTGACCGTCGCGTCTTGACTCTTCCCAACTGGGACAAAGCATCTGACACTGTATTCGACATGCTCGTCGGTCATGAGGTTGGACATGCTTTGTTTACACCTAACGAAGACTGGCGTGATATTGCAGACTGCCCTAAGGACTTTGTGAATGTTATTGAGGATGCTCGCATCGAGAAGTTGATGAAGCGTAAGTATCCTGGTCTTCGCAAGTCCTTTGCTGGTGGTTATAAAGAATTAAATGATCGCGACTTCTTCGCTATTCTTGACGAAGATCTCAACAACTTCAGTTTGATCGATCGTATCAACCTTCATTTTAAAGTTGGTGCTAGTGCATTGATTCCTTTCTCTATTGAAGAGAAAGTATTTGTTGCTCGCACTGACGTTGCAGAAACTTTTGAAGAAGTTCTTGACATTGCTGTTGATGTGTACGAGTTCAGCAAGCAAGAAAAAGTAATGGATATGCCTGCTCCTCAGCACCGCCCTGAAACTGAAAGCACCGATGGCGAAGAATCTGAGCAGCAAACTGAAGCACAAGCAGAATCTAGTGATGAAGATCAACCAAACACTAGACCTCAGGGAGGTGCATCATCTTCAGGTAGTGAAGACCTAGAAGATAGTGATTGGGATGATGAAGATGGAAACTTCATGGATGATGAAGGAGGTTATGATGCTGGTGATACTTCAGAAACACAACGTGCATTTGATCAGCAAGCAGAGAATCTTTCTTCTAGGCATAGTCGTGGTAACAGCATTTATGTTGAGATTCCTAACAAAATTGATATAGATAATCATATTGTTGATTGGACTACTCTTCATGACTGGATTGATTCTCAAGCAGAAGCACCAGAAAAGTATGAAGATGTTGATGCCCAATACTATGAGTTCCGTAAGCAATCACAGAAGGAGGTAAACTATCTTGTTAAAGAGTTTGAGTGTCGTAAGTCTGCTGACGCTTACGCTCGTGCTGGTCAATCTAAGACTGGTGTGCTTGATACTTCAAAGTTACACACTTATCGTTATAACGAAGATCTTTTCAAAAAAGTAACAGTTGTTCCTGATGGTAAGAACCATGGTCTTCTGTTCATTCTTGACTGGTCTGGTTCTATGGCAAATGAGTTGATGGCAACCGTCAAACAACTTCTTAACCTGACTGCATTCTGTAAGAAAGTGCAGATTCCATTTGAAGTCTATGCATTTACTAATGAGTGGTATGCTGCTAAACGTGCTATGGAAAACGAAGACACGATGCGTCAGTATGATGACTATCATAACTTCCCAAATATTTCTAAGAATGAGATCTACATTGATCCTCGTTTCTTCCACTTGATGAACTTTGTTTCTTCTCGTTCTAATGCTCGTGAGTATGAGCGTCAGTGTAAGAACTTGTTCCGTGAAGTTGCCACATACCGTAGTTATCATGGTTACCAACACACTATTGGTGTTGGGTTGTCTGGAACTCCTCTTAATGAATCTATCATTATGTTGAACTACCTTATTCCTGAGTTCAAACAGAAGAATGATTTGCAGAAAGTAAATGTCTGTATCTTATCTGATGGTGAGAGTTGTCCTATTGGTTATGGTCATGAGATCTATCTTGACCATAAAGATGAGTATACTGTTCGTCCTCGTCGCATTGATTACTATCAGGTTCTTCGTGATCGTAAGACTGGTCGTACTTACCCACAGTTTGACTATGACAATGTAACCAACATTTTCCTTCAGCAAGTTCGTGATCGTTTTCCTGAAGTAAATCTCATTGGTTTCCGTATTCTTGCAGGAAGTCAACTCTCTAGTTTTGTTGGCAAGTATGCATCTTATGAAGGATACAGTGCTATTCAAAAACAATGGAAGAAGGAGAAGTCTGCAGTCATTCCTAATCCTGTTTCTTTCAGTGCTCTCTATGCAATCTCTAATACTTCATTGAGTCAGTCTACTGATTTTAATGTTGAATCTGGTGCTAAAAAAGGTGACATTACTAAGGCATTCAAGAAAATGCTCAATGGTAAATCCACCAACAAAAAACTACTCAGTTCTTTCATTGGGTATGTCAGTTGAGAAACTGTCCACATGGGGTCGCCAATGACCCCACCACACCCTATACTATATTCATACAACACAAAACACCAATGCCTTTCGCTCCCGTTCCCGTTTCAACTGATGACCTTGTTTCTTACCTCACTGAAAAGTGTGGCACTGAGGTAAACACCAAGCAACTGTTTGAAGCATCTGAGCACTTCAACTGCTCTCTCGCTACTGTTAAGAAGCGTCTTAAAAATTACAAGCAAGGCATCGGCAAGTGGAACTTGACTGTCGCTGAAAAACTTGAGCAGACTTATCAAGCACCTGCTGCTGTTCCTGCTGTTGAGCAAAATCTTATTCCTTCTAAAGATGAAAACTATGTTCCATTTGGTAACTTCCCTGATGTCAAAAAGATCATTCAGTCTGGCATCTTCTATCCTACTTTTATCACTGGTCTTTCAGGAAACGGCAAAACTTTCTCTGTTGAGCAAGCATGTGCTGCTCTAAATAGGGAACTGATCCGTGTAAACATTACCATTGAAACTGACGAGGATGATCTTATTGGTGGTTTCCGTTTGGTTAACGGTGAAACTGTTTGGCATAATGGTCCAGTCATCAACGCTCTGGAGAGGGGAGCAATTCTTCTTCTAGACGAAGTTGACCTTGCCTCTAACAAGATCTTGTGTCTTCAATCTATTCTTGAAGGCAAAGGAGTTTATCTCAAGAAGACTGGTCGCTATGTCCAACCTGCTAAAGGTTTCAACGTCATCGCTACTGCCAACACTAAGGGTAAAGGTTCTGATGACGGTCGCTTCATCGGCACCAATGTTCTGAACGAAGCATTTCTTGAGCGTTTTGCTCTCACTTTTGAGCAAGAGTATCCTACTCCTGCTACTGAGACTAAGATTCTTCTGCGTGTTGCTGCTTCTCTTGGCAAGCATGATGAGGAGTTCTGTACTAATCTTGCTAACTGGGCAGATATCATTCGCAAGACATTCAATGATGGTGGCATCGATGAGGTAATCTCTACTCGTCGTCTTGTTCACATCATGAGAGCATATGCTATCTGGAACAATCGCATGAAAGCAATCAAAGTTTGTGTCAATCGTTTTGATGACGAGACCAAGCAGTCATTCATCGAATTGTATGATAAGATTGATGCTGATGTAAACACCAATGAGGAGGAAAAAGAAGATGCCAACTCTTAATAAATTCCACGGATATCTGGGTCGTCTCGTAGTTCTACGGGGCACCCAGTCCCGCACTGCTAAGATCGTTGGTGGCGATGGTCTTGAACTTTATATGCAGGGGATTGACGGGAAAGTTTTTAAATGCTACCATGATAATATTGAATATATTTGGGAACGATGAGTTTTAAATATAATGAAGATGCTCTACTCCAAGAGCTACGTGATTACATTACTGGAACCTATGGACAACACTACTCTGCTGGCAACGATGCCATTCAAACGTTAGACTTGATTGAAGCATGTGGTGACGCTGAAGCATTCTGCCGAAGCAACATCCTCAAGTATGCTTCTCGCTACGACAAGAAAGGAACTGCACGTCGGGACATTATCAAGATCCTGCACTACGGTCTCCTCCTTCTTCACTTCTCTGACAAGACTAACCACACTGAAACCTATCCTCAATGAGCAAAGTTATCCTATCAAAAAAGACTCTCGATGTCCTCAAGAATTTTTCAACGATTAATTCCTCCATCGTATTCCGCAAGGGGTCTACAGTCCGAACAATTTCAAATGCAGAAAACATTCTCGCAAAGTTCACTGGCGAAGAAGTATTTCCTAGCGACTTCGCAATTTATGATCTTAGTCAGTTCCTTAGCGGTATTTCTCTGTTTAACGATCCTCAACTGGAATTCACATCTAGCGATTTTGTTTCTATCCGTGGCGGGCGTCAGTCTGCTAAGTATTATTTCTCTGACCCTGAGATTACGCTCAAGAGTGCTCCAGAAAAGAATGTAAACTTCCCTGGTGCAGATCTCCAGTTCAATCTTAGTGCTGATGATTTGATTGCATTGCAGAAAGCATCTGCTGTGTACAGTCTTCCTGACTTAACCTTCCAATCTGAGGAAGGATCTGATACCATTAAGTTAATCCTTAGGGACAAAGAAAATGATACCAGTAATACTTACGATATCACCGTTGCAGGTTGTTCTACTGGCACCTATTCTCTTGATCTCAAGATTGAAAACATTCGTGTTCTCCCTGGTGACTACACAGTCAAAGTTTCCAAGCACTTGATTTCTGAGTGGACTAACACTGATGTCGATCTGACTTACTACATCGCACTGGAACCTTGAGACATATCCTTTTCACGTTGAAAGGTTGTACAAAAGATCTCCTAAACGATGAGGAGTATATTAGAGATGTAGTTTACTCTACATCCAGAAAGTGTCATTCATCATTGCTGGCACTTCATTCGCACAAGTTTGATCCTCAGGGTGTAACTTGTGTTGCCATGCTTGCTGAGTCCCACATCAGCATTCATACGTGGCCAGAGAAAGGCATGGCGGTATGTGATATCTTCACATGCGGTGAGCATACTAAACCCAAGAAAGGTGTAGAATACATGCAGATGATGTTCAATGCTGATGACATCATATCTAAATCATTTACCAGACCCCTTGAATGAGTAAAGAATTTTTGTGGGTGGAGAAATACCGCCCAAACATTGTTGAAGATTGTATCCTCCCTGACAGCATCAAAGAAGTGTTTCAGGGTTTTGTCAATCAGGGTGAACTGCCTAACCTGCTGCTGAGTGGCACTGCAGGTGTCGGCAAGACTACCATCGCTAAGGCGCTGTGTGAGGAGATTGGTGCCTCTTACATCGTGATCAATGGATCTGATGAGGGACGTTTCCTAGACACTGTGAGGAATCGTG